AGATGATAAAAAATAAAAGAACTAGCTCTGCACCAGCTGGAAAAAAGAAAACGATTAGGAAGGTGGGAGCAGGAGAAGAAAGATGATTAGAAAATAAAAACAAAAAAGAGATTTAATAATTAAATCTCTTTTTACTTAGTAGCGGGAGCAGGGCTATTGTTGTTAATTGTAAATAACTGATAATTAAAAACATAAATACTTTAAAAGATGCCTATAAGTGACCGTTTCGGGTCTGTTACTAAATACTATTTCCCAGTGATCAGTTTTAATAAATGTTCTCTCTTGTCGGGAGAAATCTCAAAAGTCACAGATATTTTATCATTATTAGGTGGCAAAGATTCTTTGTCCACAAAAACCTTAGGATAAGTAAACAAATACAATATATCAACACCAAGGCAATTTGCGATTTTGGAAAGTTCATTGACTTTCAGTTCTCTTTTACCATTTTCTATTTTACTTATAACAGCTATATCAACACTTAGCGCTTCAGCGATAACATCTTGATTTATGCCTTTAGCTGTTCTAATTTCCTTGATATTTTGTACAACATTCATAATAGTAAAGTTAAGTAATTGATTATCATTTTCTTTTGCGATTAAAGAGGTTTTATTTGCGATTTTGGAAATATTTATTTGCGATTTTGGAAAGTTTTATTTTACTTTGCAATACAATTTGTAATACAACTTGCAATACAAAATATAAAACAAAATGACGATATCACAAAAAATAATTAAAAGAATAATCTCAGATAATGATTTTTCTCTCAGGATGGCAATACACTTGAAAGCAACACAAGTGGCTGTTATTTTAAAAGCAAGAAGAAAATCAAATAGTTTGCTGTTACCGAATTGTATAGAATTTTACAAGCAAAATGGCTACTCTGATGATGAAATTATAGAGAAACAACCAGGGCGAAAAAGCTCTTAAGTTTATATACTCCAACCATAGCCACGAAGGGTCTAAATATTATCACAAATTCTTTCTTCATAAATTTTTGGACAACAGACCAGCCTAGACGGGGTGCAGTGGCTTTTTAACTTAAAAACTCAATTATAATTTAAAATAAATAAGATGAAAAAAACAAAACCGCTTGCGGTAAATTTAGAATTTGAAGAGCAGTTAAGAGAATTGTTGTCACAGGCTCCAGAGGGCTTTGGGTTCTTGTGCTTCTATTACCTCACAAACGGAGAAGAGCCTTGTGACGAGGGTGTTATAGGTCGGTCAAACGAGCCGTTCATTGCTCATACTATTGTGAATTCAATGCTGAAAAGTGAGACTATTAGTGACTTGATACAGGCTGCATCCTCATATGTTACTGAATGTAGAACTCGTGAAAACAAAGGTAATCATGACAAGCACCAAAAGACAACAGTATAATGCCTGCTACAGGCTGAGAAAAAAAGGAATAAAAGTTTCCACACCAGAAAAAACCATATATGGTTCGGCTGAACTGAGTGAGAAACCTACAGTTTTCCTGCTCCTTGAAAAGTTTTCTTTTGTTGTTCAAACTCAAATATTCGCAAATGAAAAGTAGAATTGAAAATCCCAAACTAAGGGCTTTTGTAGAGGGTTTCAAAAAAACATCCACACCAGTCACTGTTATAGATTTCATAAAAGGGAAAGGGGAAGGTTTTAGTCTTGGTTTTAAAACTAAAATAGACAGATTAGCCAAGGATAGCGAGTTTGTAATAAAAATTGTAACTGGATAATGATTTACGAAAAAAGAAATAAATACACCTGGGTATTAAAGGAGAAAGAAAAAAACAATACAGCGCCTATTTCAGATGCTGTTTCGGAAAAGCCGACAAAACAAAATTCTCGATATAAAACGGCTCAGTATCGGACTTTCTGCAAAAGACTTTTTACCTATAAAAAGTTTGTTTGCAAAACGGAACTGAACATCCTTATAAAAGAACAACTGCACGCCAATACTACTTGGTATCGCAATCGGATGGTTCAGCTGGGTTTCTTGAAAGAGGAATTTAATGTTTTCAAACCAGGAGAGAATTTATAAAACAATAAATAGAAAAAAAGATTAGTTATGAAACCCCTTGCTCATATCAAAATATTTACTACATTTGCACTGCTACATTCAATTAACGGTGTAAATCATAGAATTTACAGAATACCACATAAACGCTTAGGCGTGGTGTATCCCAATTCTTATAACACCGTTATAAGTGAGTGTAGCAACTTCGGGAGAGCCACGCTTTCTCTATTTTTAATGATAATTAAATTTTTTACAAATGCTACACTCAGTAAAAAATTTAGTTCAAGGGAACAACAGTACCTTGATGCTAACGGCAACTCCACGACACGGAGCCAATGCAATTACTTTTCAGTTCACGGACTATTCTTTCGAGGAGTTTCAGCAGTTCTGCGAACTCATGCAGCCCAAACACATTCAGCTCAATACTATTCAGCAGGGCAAAGGTTTCAAAATCTACTTCGGTCTGGACAAGCGAAGATGCTTCTTCGGGCAGGGGGAGAATTTTACACAGGCACTTATAGGCTTGGTGCAGGATATGCACTACAGAATAGAGGCATAGAAGAACATTTTTTCATTTTATAAATTAAATTTTAAGTTTTCCAGCTGGCTTTGGCATAAGCCCGCCAGTTGGTTTTTTATTTAAACGCAATGAATTTTCCAATAAATCAACACGATATATTCCAGGCGACTAATGGTGGTCTGGACTTGATACAGAGGTTTTTGCCTCAAGTTCGGCAGAACAAGCATTTTAAAATACGGCACGAGGGGACAGAGTCTGCTAATCTTTCCAAGAAGGACGGGATTTATTTCGTGAAAGACTGGGGAGACACGGGAGGTTTCTACGCCGAAAGCCGAAACGGGATCCACATCTACGCCCACGAAATGGGGCTTACTTATTTTGAATCTCTCTTGCAGCTGGGTAGAGAATTGGGGATTTTGGACGAAAATAAAACTAAACCTAAAAATATAAATGTATGCAAGTTTTCCGAGTTTGAGGGAACGCTGAACGAGGAGGGATTTTGCTACGAAACCAAAGATTTTACACCTTATGAGCTGGAGGTTCTTGGACCGCTGATGACGGAGGAAGTGTGCAGAAGGTATGGGCTTTATTCTTTGAAGTCTTATTCTTGGCTCAAAAAGGAAGAAAACACCCAAAAAGAATTCTGCAATGTCTACACGGTGGAGAGTTCAGAAACTTATCCTGTTTTTGCCTTTATCGTAAAAGCGGGAGGCGGAAAGAAGAAAATCCACCTGGAGGGCGAAAATAAAAATGTAGTAGTAGAAGAACCCGAAGAGGAAAGGGTTTGGCTGAAAATCTACAAACCAAAATCGGCGGACAAGAAATACCGATTTTCTTATCTTGGAAAGAAACCATCGCAGCACATTTTTGGGCTGGAGAATGTAAAGTCTATTTACAACAAACTCCAGCAAGAAGTAGAGGAGTCTTATGATGATGAGGAGGAATCTGCACCAGCAAAAGTGAAGAAATTAGAGCGAATAGTCATCTGTTCTGGTGACAGAGATTCTCTCAATATGGCTTCTACGGGCGAAACTGTAGTTTGGTTTAATTCCGAAACGGCGGATATTACCGAAACACAAATTGCGATGCTTTTCAAATATGCATTTGAGGTTATCAATGTTCCAGACCTTGACCCTACAGGCTTCGAGGCTGGGAAGAAACTGGCTTTGGAGCATATGGATATCAAGACTGCGTGGCTCCCAGAAAGCCTTACCAAGTCCAAAGATTTTAGAGGTAATCCGAAAAAAGATTTTACCGACTTCATGAAATCTGAAGCTGCATTTGAGGACAAGGAACAAAAAGAGCTTCGAGCAAAAGTGAAAAGGTTTCTGGAACTTGCCAGACCTGCTAAGTTTTGGATTGAAAAATGGAGAACGAACAAAGAGGGGAAGAAAATAGACCACACGCCAACCTACAGCGTGAATTACAAAAATGCGTTCAATTTCTTGAAGCTGAACGGATTTTTCAGAATAAAAGACGCCACCAGAAAGGATGGTTACTATTTTGTTCAGCAGAACAAGCACATTCTTCGGGAGGTTTCCTCGCAGGAAATCAAAGACTTTTTCAATAAGTTTTTGGATGAAAAACAAAAAGAAAAAGGGCTTCGACTTTTTCCCGATGAATTGCTGAACATGGTAATAGGTTCGGAGGCAGTTTCTGAGAAAAAACTCCAGAACCTGGAGAGCAAGGAGTTTGATTTTACAGACTTTACACCTACTTCTCAGTTTTTCTTCTTTGATAAATTCATTTGGGAAGTTAGCAAGGATAAAATAGAAAGGATAGACAAGGGCTACAGCCGTTATGTGATGGAGGACGATATTTTGAACGAAATCGTTTTCCGCCAGACCAGAACGACTCTGAACACTTCTAAACTGAATATAGAAGAGCCGTTTTTCAACATTAAAAAAGATGAGAATAACAACTGGAAGTTGGATATTGTAAGAAGTGACTGCGACTTCATGAACTACTTTATCAACACCTGCCGAGTTCATTGGAAAGAGGAACTGAGAGACTTGAAGCCGTCTGAATATGATAATTATCTTGATGAAAACAAATTTATTATCAATAAAGAAACACTTTCAGAGGATCAGATCTACGAACAAGAATTGCATTTTATCAATAAGGTGTATTCTTTCGGGTATATGCTCCACCGATACAAAGACCCTGCTAAGGCTTGGTGTCTGTATATCATGGACAATGAGGTGGTGGATGATAACGAGTCCCACGGGCGAACAGGGAAGTCTATTTTTTCCAGCCATGCTTTGAGGCTGTTCATGAACTCCAAGTATTTAGGGGCGAGAAAAAAGGGACTGCTGGAGAGCGACTTCTTGTATGATGGAATAACGGAACAGACCGACTATGTGCTGTTCGATGATGCGGATAAGAGATTCCAGTTTCAGCAATTATTCACTGACATTACTGGTGACTTGAATGTAAACCCGAAGAACCAGAACGCTTATTTGATTCCGTTTTACTTGTCTCCGAAATTCTGCATTTCTACAAACTATGCGCCTTATGGGCTGGACAGCTCCACCAGAGGGAGGATTTTATTCATGTCGTTCGGGAATTGGTATCATGGCGAAATAGAAGGTTTTACAGAGCGAAATCCGATGCATGATTTTAATAATAGATTTTTCACTGACTGGGATGAAAAGCAGTGGAACTTGTTCCTAAACTTTGCCATGCAGTGCCTGCAGTTCTACCTTTCCACAAATGAAAAGATAGGAGCACCAGAAGGGAACATTAGAAAGAGAAATCTATTGGCTGAAATTGGAATTGTATTCTTTGAATGGGCTGAAGATTATTTCAAAGACGAAAACATTAACCAAGCTGTATGCCGACGAGTGATGTATGAAAACTTGAAGAATTATAATAATTCTATGAAGCAGATTTCAGCGACTTCTTTCAAGAATAAATTAAAGCAGTTCTGCGAACTGAAAGGATACATATTTAACCCAAAGGATCAACTGACTGATAAAGCAGGGCAAAGAATTATGAAATGGACAGATAGCAAAACAGAGGAGCATTTCTTCATCCAAGTCCCAGAGGAAAGCGCCGAGGAAAACGAACCAGATGAACTATTTTTTTAAAAGATAAATATTTGAAACCATGATAGAAATGGAATATCCTTTAACCAAACAAATGCTGAGAAAGCAGTATGGTTATTTATCATTTGAGTGTACATTCATGAATATGGATGTTATCACCGTAAAGAGTGTGAAAACTTCGAGATGTGTAATGATTACTTATTGCGGAGCGTGGAAATCTGGACTTATCTGCTGGGATGAAACCCTGCGTTGGGAAAAAGCTTTTCAGATCTTTAAGGAAGTGCCGAACAATTACAATGATTTAGAGCAATGGGAGAGAGAGAACTCGGAAAGAATAGAACTTTTCAAACCACCCAAGGACGACTATGTTTTTATAGATGACAAATTAGTAAGACAAGTGATAAAAACAAGATAAAAAATATGGATAGAATAAAATTATTTACAACAGGATTTACCCAAGTGTTCCTGGTTGTGCTGAACACTTATTTCATTACGAGAGAGTTTCTGTTTGGAATCCTTGCATGCGGCTTCCTTATCAGTTTTGTGTGGTCGCACAATGTCAAGAAAATAGCCTTTGGCAGTGAGCTGGATAGAATTATTTATTCCCTTGGAGCAATGACTGGGAGTATCCTGGCATTTTACTTTGGGAAATGGATTTATTAAAAGAACATTATGGAAGAAAATGAATAAACCTAAAGTAGGAGAAATCTGGAAAATCCAAAGAGCTAAATGGATATTTGAAAACACTAAAAAAGGCGATATTATTTATGAAAATAGTATGAAAATAAAAGTTTTAAATGTAAAATTTTGGAGTTCTGATATGGATTTTCACGATTTAATAATTCTAACCTTAAAAAGATTACCAGATAAAACTTGGTTTGAAATAATAAAAGAAAAATTTTACAAATTATGGAAATAAAAGAAATGAAAATACAAGCGCCAGAAGGCTACGAAATTGACAGGGAAAATTCATCTTTTGAAAATATAATTTTCAGGAAGGTGGAAAGAAAACTTCCTAAAAAGTGGGAAGATTTAGAGAATGTAAATGGACATTATGTGGATAGTTGGGGTGATGTAAGATGTTATTATGGTGTTAATACTCCAGATCATACGAATAAAAACATTTTTCCTACAAAAGAAGAAGCAGAAGCATGTGTGGCACTTGCACAATTGTGCCAGCTTAGAGACAGATATAACGATGGTTGGAAGCCCAATTGGAATAGTAAGGCAGAAACAAAATATGTTATAGAAATATTTAAGAACAATATAGCTAAAAATATTTATGGGGGTAAACGTAGAATATTAGCTTTCAAAACAGAAGAGCTTAGAGATAAATTTTTAGAAAATTTTGAAGATTTAATCGAAATAGCAAAACCTTTGTTATGACAGATCGCAGAGAAACAAGTGTAAAAGAATAAACAAAAACATTTAAATTTTAATCATATGGATATTATTGGAAACATCTACAGCAGAGAGGATGCGGAGCAGAAAACAGAAACATTCCGTGTTCAAGAGTTCTTATTGGACGCCTCTTACTTCGACAATTACAATCAGACTAATCGAGAGAACTTTCTCAAAATGCAGGTTAAGAACGCCAATATTGACAAGTTGGCAGCGATTCCTAACGGAAGTAGAGTGAAGGTCTTTTTTACCATAGAAGGAAGATTCTACGACAAAGAGGATGGAACAAAGGGACACGCTCAGAATCTCTCTGCGTTCAATTTCGAAGTGATTAAGCTGGCTGAGAATAAACCAGCCACTCCTGCTGCTCCTGCACCACAAGAAACCGACTTCTAGATGCTTAGGCGCTAATTAGTTTTTTTCATTGTAATCCGCTCAGATTTGGGCGGATTTTCTTTTTTGATATGCACCAGTTTTCGCACACCTACAAGGCGGCGATTTTCACAACCCCCTGCCACCCCCAAAAAGTTGTAAAAAAGTTGTAAGAATTGTAAGGAATTATCCGAGCGGTCTGTTTGTCGGGTTTTACCGCCTTACAACTTTTATTTTTATTTTGTAAGGAATGGATAATCCTTACAAAAAAATTGTAAGGGAAAAACTACCTTACAAAATGAATTTGGCTATTGTATGGGATTCTTACAACTCTAAGTAAGGTGTAAATATTTGAAAAATAAAGACTTACAAAATCCTTACAATTCTTACAACTTTTTTCCTACTTTTTAGAGTATTTCAGAATAAAAGTTTCAGAAACTAAAAAAGCAGAGCCTTTATAATATGGTGGAAAAATCATATACTTGCTGAAAAAATAAGGATGCTAGTAAGTATATTTTTGCCAGTGAGTAAGCCGATCAAGCAGTTTTTGACTCAGAAATTTGGTGCGGAATATCAGCCAAGCCGAGATAATTGGTTCGGTATTCTTATCAGTTCCCTTTTGAGCAAGAAAAATTCGAACTGGGATGATCGTGGAAAAAATGAAGTCTTTGAGGAGGAATATAAAATTTCCTTCAAATTGTCTTATTCAGATAAACACGGAATCTGCATTCTTCCGACGCACGAGCAGCTGCTTCGGCGTGCAGTGGAGAGTCTGTTTCGTGAGCATCTGTATGAAACAGCAGTTCTCAATAAACTCTACTATGATATAGAGTATAAAACATCCATAGAAAACCTGCTGAATTTCTACGGGATCCATGAGGAAGAAAAATCCTATTATCAAACTATCATTAGGGATTTTAACAGGAAAAAGGATAAAATCGCCCAACGACTAGAAAACCAGCCAAATAAAATATTTTCGTAAAAAAACTTTAAAATATGGTGGAAATCAGCAATATTCCAGAAAAATTCTTTCGTGAAATTCGACAAATCGAAATTTTCAACGCCAAAGAATATTCATTCACGGCGAACAGCACAGGCAAGAGTGTTTCTGCTGAACCGAAAATCATCTTTAAAAACATCGTTCCCGAGGACTTTGACAGGTCTATCAAAAGAAAATTCAAAAACGGAAACGCTTTTTTCGAGGTGGATTTATCATTTAATCTCTATGGTCTCAGCCCAATGAACATCAGCGCTTATTCTGTTCTTTTGAACAAAAAGAGTTTTGCTATCCGCCTGGTGACCAATGTAGATTCCATGATATTGGGCAATGAACAAGAGCCGTTCATGGTAGAAGTTCACGATGGGCGCAAGGATGATAATTCTGGAAGTGACAGGATGCAGATCCAAATTTCTGGCGCTACCATTATAGAGCCCAAAGCCCAGAGCTTATAATTTTTCTGTCTTTTTTTACGCACTAAACATTTTGGATTTTTGAAAAATAAAATCTAAGAATGTTTAATGGTAATACTTTATTAAATACTCCGCTGGCAATAGACAAAGGCTATTTGATGAGCCTTGTTCCATCATTGGCAGCGGAATTTATGTTGATGAAATCCTCTCCTATACAGAGTGTAAAGGAGAGAGAAATGCAGTATTTATCCAAAATCAACAAACAGGGAGAAGGGAAAGAAAACATGAAGTTTCCTGTAATAGTGGATATTGTGGGAGCAATCACTAAATATTCTACTTACTTCTCTTACGGCACCCAGTTCCTTGGGGAGCTCTTGAAAGAATTGGATAGAAGCCCGAGTGTTTCGGGAATTATTCTCAATATAGATTCTGGAGGCGGTATGGTTTCTGGAACCGCAGAACTTACCCATATCATCAAGAATTTAGAAACTCCTACTATATCATATACCAGCGGTTATCAGTGTTCAGCTGCGCTGGACATTGCTTCTGGGTGTGATTATCACATGGCATCTCCTTTTGCTGATAAAATTGGTTCTATCGGGACGATGCTCTCTTATCAAGATTTTTCAGCAATGTTCGAAAAATGGGGAGCGAAGATTTATGAAATCTATGCTCCGCAGTCTACAGATAAAAACAAGGAGTATCGTGAGCTGATGAAAGGAAACGAAAAACTCTACACTGAACAGCTGAAAGTTTTAGCAGATGATTTTATTTCCAGGATGAAGGAAAATTTTGGGGAGAAGCTGAAAGATGACGGGCATGTTTTCAAAGGAAAAACCTACACTCCGAAAGAGGCTTTGGAAATCGGTCTTATAGATGAACTCGGCTCTCTAGAAGATGCATTGAGCAAATTTTAATCATAATATCAAATAAAATGAAATTCACAAGAATCACAGCCCTACTGGGACTAGCGCAACTAACATTCCATGCAGGAGTGTTTGGAACGCAGAAGCCTTTTGCGAAGCTATCGGAAGAGGATTTGGAGAAAATAGAAAACGCCTTGGCTGGTCTGGAATCAGAAGGAATGGCGGAAGAACTGGAAAAAACCAAGCAGAGTCTTTCCGATGCTGTAACGAATTTAGAGGTCGTAAAAAAAAATTCGGAAGAAACGGCACAGGCGGTAGAAGCCGCACTAGAAACTGCAGGGTTAAAAGAAGAGGCTAAAGAAAGCGTGGTAGAGAACATCGCTTTACTTGGGGAAAAATGCAAGGAATTCGGAGGCTCTAAAAACAGACATTCTGTGGTAGAGAATGACGGAACAGAGAATTCTGAAAATGGTTTGATTGGAGGATTTATGAATCCAGAAGATGAGCACAACAAGTTGCTCCAGAGAGTAAAAAAGTAGAATAAATTAAAATATAAGAATATGAGTTTAAAAACAGATCAGATTAAAAACGAGCTTATTCGTTATTTATCTGTAAATCCTACTTTATTCAGCGGTATGGTTTTGTCAAGCGAGGTTTACATCAACCAGTTTGCAAGAACAGTTACCAAAGTAAAGGGGCATTATCCATCGGTTCAGGCATTGATGAGCCATGCAGTTCAGATTTTTGATTCCAAGAAAGTGACTCCTTATGGAGATATTACATTCTTGTATAAAGATTTGAAGAATTTCCATCAAAAAGTGGATTTTCAAATAGATCCAGCGGAGATTGTGGGAAGTGTTTTTGAAGAAAAATACGAAGAAAGCAAAGGACTGCAGCAGAAGAGCATCTCTGTTCTTGCTATGCAGATTTTAAAGGAAAAAGTGATTGATGATGTTAATATTCTATCTATCACTGGTAAGTTTGATGGATCACAGAAAGGGCAGGCTTCTCCTACATTCGGTTCATCAATGGACGGGTTGAACGAGATTCACAAGAAAATAGCAGCGGATACTACAAATCCAGCGTTCTTGATTCCTGGTGATGCAATGACCAAGACCAATGTATTGGATTTGGTAACTGAGTATGAAAGACAGATTCCATCACTTTATAAAAACAAAGTGAAAACTATCTTCATGAGCCAGACTGATGCGGAAGACTATCAGATTGCATACGAAGATAAGTTCGGACAAAACAAGTTCCAGGATGATGCCATGAGAACAAGACTTGGTAAGAGACAAATCGTGGGCATACCGAACCTTACCAAAGGAACTATCGTGTCTACGGTGGACAATAACCTATTAAGGCTTATTGATGAAATAGACAATCCAGCGACTATTACTTCGGTTCAAGAGAACGGAAGAATACTGGATGTTCTTGGAGAGTTTTCTCTTGGATATGATTATGCTGTAAACCAATTGGTATTCATGCATACATCAGACGGAACGAAGAAACGAGGATTGAACAATGCGGATCAGAACGAATTGTTCTATGCAAGTGAAAAACTAAGTGTGTAATCCTATACCTGTAGGCACTTTAGGGTGCTTACAGGTTTTTCTAAAAAAATAATATTATGGCAAAAGAAGACGAAAAAGTTTCTGAAAACATCGAAGAAACTGCAGGTAATACTGAAGAATCTACAGAAAATGTAGCAAAGGAAACTCAGCTTGATACCAGGGAAAACGAACTGAATGTTTTTGCGGACCAGCTCAAAGAAAAAGAAGCTGAACTGGACAATCGTGAGAAAGAAATTGCAAAAAGAGAAGCTGAACTGGATAAGAGAGAAAAATCTCTTACAAAGAAAGAACCTAAACCAGCAGAGCCAAAAGCAGAAGCTGTTTCTTTTGAGTTCAATGGAGAAAAATACAGATTCACTGATGATGCTCCGAGCAAAATCAGAATCGACGGCTTAGTGAAAACTCAGCAGGAAATCTCCCAAGACGAAGATATACTGCTTCAGTTGGTCGTTGGCGGGTCTGGATTGATAGAAAAAGTTTAACCAAAAAAATAAATAAAATTATGGCAAGTTGTTTTGATAGCATTCCGCACGAGAACTTGGAGCATTGCCCAAATGATGAAATCAATTCTGGGATTGCAACGAAGTTATATTATGTTCCTGTAGATTTCATTAAAAGCATGGCAAAGCCTACGATTTCTACTACCTATGCCAGCAGGGTAACCATTGCGGCAGGAGGTATTGTTCTCAATAAGGATAAAGCGTGGAAATCCATCGACATTCAGATGGATGAAGGAGAGTTGAAACCAACCCTTACAGGGAATGTGGGCAACAAGAAGACAAAAACAGAATTGGAATTTCTTATTCCTGGTCTTAGAACGGAAGTGTTGGGCTGGATAGATGCCTATAAGAACGCTCCGTGTGTTTTTGTTGTGAAAGATGCCAACGGAAAACTCTTTGTGATTGGAAACAAAGACCTTGGAGCAAGAATAGATTCTGCCGAGGGAACTACAGGTAAGAAGATAGATGATAACTCTGGAGTAACAGTGAAGTTGGTAGCGAATGCGAAAACTTGTGTGTATGAAGGGGAAATCACATTAGAACCTGCAGCGTAGAAAATTGGAAAAGATGGATAAAAAGTATTTCAAACTGAATGTTCCGATTGGAACAAGGATTATCAGTTCTCGTGGTGATTTTGTAGTGGAAGATGTTCCAGATGATGCTTTTGATTTTTTCCAAAGAGGCTCTCAGTGGCTTTCGCTGGTGCCAGAGGCTGTAGAGGGTCTTTCCAAATTGTCGGAAACGAAACTTAAAAGCTTTTTAGCTCTCAAAGAAAGGCAGGATATGGCAGAAGATGTTGCCATTATCCAAGAGGCTTTGGAGCAAATTCTCCTTACGAGAACGGAGACAGCAGAAGATAAATCAAAATCACAAAAGAAACAGGAAGCCTAGTGCTTTCTGTTTTTTATCATTATGAATGCAAAAGAACACCAGGAACTTTTAGAAAAGTATATTTCATACGGAGGAAACCAGCGGATAACGGAAGCCTGCAGGAGGTTTTCCCTGCAGAATTTTGCAAAGCTGAAATATGAATTTTCTCGATTGAATAAGCCTGCAGAAACGAAAGTTTCAGCTGAAATCCCAACCGATAAACCAGCAGACCAAGGGAGTGGAAATCCGAAAACAGAAGCGCCGAGAAAGGTTTTCAATGATTTTATTGCAGATTATCCCGTAGAGCTTCATAAGGTTTTCCGCAGACGCTGGGGGCTGTGGATGGAGGCTTGCTCCCTTAAAATTCAGCTCGGAGAACTTGACCCTAAAGATGAAGACGAAGCCTTTGAGCTTCAGTGGAAAATTTGGGTATGTTTTAGAGAATTTGACCAGTGCCAAAAAGTGCTGAAACATTACAGAGAGCATAAGAGAATAATGCCTTTGGAGGCTGAAACCGATTTTGAGGGAATGAGTGAGCTGGAAATTTATAAATATCGGGACAATCTTAGGGCGCTGATTACGAGGAGAAAGCAGACCATTAAGAAAATGGAAAACTCTCTGCCTGCTCCCGAAGATCCAGATTATAAAAGCCGACTGCACACGCTGAATCTAAAACGGGAACAACTCCAAGAAAAAGAAAACGAACTCATGGAATGCGAAAAATTTTTAAATAATGGAAAATAAAATCAAAAATATTTGATTAAAAACTTGTGTAATCAAAAAATGTTGATTATCTTTGTTGTGTAATAAAAAATCAGAGATATGGTAACAAAAGAAATTACATCGGAAGAATGGTTTTTAATAGAAGCCATCCGAAATTACAGAAAAGCCTATCCTAATGGAGCAAGAATGCTAACGGCTGAAATTCAAGAATTACTCAACGAATTGATGGATTTGGATTACAAAGAAAATCAAGAAGAGGAGAAAGAAGCCAAAGATTAACAAAAAGCCCCTTCGGGGGCTTATCAAAATATCAAAATATGGAAACAACAACAAGACAACAACAGGAAAGAATAACAATGAAACAGCAGCTTTGGGATATTATTGTAGAAGTATCTTGGGGGGAAATATCAGAACAATATTTTAAAAAATCTCGTTCTTGGCTTTCTAAAAAGATGAATGGCAAGGGATTTAATGGAGAAGAAGGGGATTTTACTCCAGAGGAGAAAGAGATTTTAAAAGGCGCCTTGGTGGATTTGTCCGAAAGAATAAAAAAGGCTGCTTACGATATTCAGTAGTTCTTATATACTGATTTTTTATTACACCCGCCCTGCATTTGCAGGGCTTTTTATTTTTTTTATAAAAAATATTTGCACGAAATAAAAATTTATCTATCTTTGCAGTGTTAAACAGAGAGCTGAACTTGTATAAAATCAGCAAAAATTTTAATAATTTAATCCGAAAAGGTGTCGTATAATAGTAATATTATACACTGAAAGCGTAAGCTCTCTGTTTAACAGCACCCACTTTCGGATTTTTAAATTTTTACAAGTTATGTTAAACAGAGTAGAAGCAACAGCAGTTGCACCAGTAGAGCGAGTAAGTAGAACAAAATCTCTGCTTAGTAATGAGAAATTATTCTCATTGTGTAAGAAGTATTTCCAGCATTATTCTTTTGAAGAGTTTATGGCATTCTGTACAGAAGCGAAGCCTAAACATCTTAGAATAAATTCTGTCAAACAGGGCGAGGAAATGAAAATCCAATTTATGCTCGATAAAAAGCGGGCGTTTTTCGGAAAAGGGGTGGATTTTCATTCGGCTCTGATTAGTATGGAGCAGGACATCTGGAGAAGTTTTGCAGTAGTAGAAGAAATATAATACAGCCCCCAAAGAGGGGGCTTTTTTTGTATAAAAAAATGAAAAAAGTTAGTGAAAAACTTGCGTATTGTGAAAATTCACAGTATCTTTGTGGTGTTAAAAAAAGCGAAAGATATGAAGTTAACAGAAAAAGAAAAGGAGTTAATCGAAGCGATTAGAAACTTCTTAAAATCAAAACACAATCCCTCAATAGAATTAGAGTTTTATGCAAGGGAGCTTTTCGAAAAGATGATGGATGGAGAAGAGGAAGAAAAAGAAAAGTAAAAAATAAACCGCCCAAAGCGGGCGGTTTTTAATCTAAAAATATTAAGATATGGAAATAGGAATTAGTAAAAAAGTGGCTTATAAAAAGCAGTTAGAAGATATTATTGTAGATGTATCTTGGGGCAAGATTTCCAAGAATTATTTCGGGAAATCGGCATCATGGATATATAATAAACTTTCTGAAATAGATGGGAACGGAGGAAAAGGTGGATTTACCCCAGAGGAAAGTGAGCAGTTCAAGGGAGCATTATACGACCTTGCTGAAAGATTGAGAAAGGCTGCTGATAATTTTCAAGCATAAAATACAAATTTCATAGAAATTTGCTTTTTTTAACATCTGCCCTGCATTTGCAGGGCTTTTTTGTGTCTTTTACAGAAAAAATCCTAAAAATTATCTTTGAGGCATGGAATTGTCAAAATTCAAGAAAGACAGCAGTTTTCAGCGTATAAAGGCGAGTTACATAGATGAGAGTTCAGTGGAACTGACCGAGCGTGAGGCGGAGAAAAAGAAGAGGATGAGCCACGCATGGTCACTGAGATTGAACAACAAATACTCTACTTATCAAGTAATTCAGATACTAATGAGAGACCACGGGATTTCTCAGGCTTCGGCGTATCGTGAGTATAATATGTCCATGCAGATTTTTGGAGAGCTGGAGGCTACCACATTAGCAGCAGAACGACAAATACTGAAAGAGGCTTTCTGGAACGAATACCAGAAGGCTGTAAAGGCTGGCAATGGAGACCTTGCAGTTAAGGCACTAAAAGAGTATAAAGAAATATCTAATATTGATAAAAATGAAAACGAGATAGACCCTAATAAGATACAGGCGCATGAGTATAACATCAAAATGCCAAGAAGAATTTATAAGATGATGGATAAGGAGTTTGCGTATGGTGTAGTAGATTTTAATAATCTAGAAATCGAGGATGCAGAATTTAGGGAAGTAGAAGAAAACGAAGATGATGATGAATAGAGAGATTAGCAATTTGATAAAACCACAGAAAGAGATTCTGCTCAATCCTATGCAGATGGCGGCTGTTCTGGCAAACCATCA